GGCTCTCTACTGACCCAGGCGGTCGTGCACGCGGTGGTGTTCGTGCTGGTGTGGTCTCTAGTGTGGAAGTCCGGTCTCCTGTCCAAGCGTCGTTAGATGCTTTGAATAAACTCCCATCGTAAACTCTCACAAATCTTCTTCCAAATTACATCGTGCTCAATTAAACGGTCTCGGGATTTGAGCAGCGAAAAATACGCTTTGTATTCATCCAGTTCCAACAACTCAAAAAACTTATACAGAATGTATGAATACGACAAGAAATTCGTGCGGTCATCGGGGCAATAAATCAAAAACGGTGATTGAATTTCCTGGAACATAGCTCGGATTTTTTCCTCAATTTCAGGCGTGATCGTCGGAGGCGGGTTTCCGTTCAGGCGAGATAGAATGTGCGCCGCGTGCTCATAGTATTTCGATCGGTTGAGTTTCTTCAGAATTTCGCGCATATCCTTTTCCGTCAGTTCCGCTATGTTCTGAATTCGGCGCTTCTTGACTTCGCAAATGACTTCGTTCATAACGTCTTCTGGAATAATGGTGCTCTCCTTTGCTTGAAACTGATTTAGAATCTCATTCAAGTGATTGATCTTCTTATACGCATAATTGTTTCGCTCCTTTGGAGGATCGCGGAAGCTTGAAAAATCCGAAACAACCATCATATATTCCTCCGAACCGCAGGAAGGACACACGAGAACTCCCTCTGCCGTCAACTCTTCCCGCGAAATATTACACCGAACGCAATGTTCCGGCGCAACTGCAGTTTCACTCGCAGACGTTTGTATCTTCATACGCGCAGTGTATTCTTCAAACAGCTCCTTCTTGGAAACACTCGTATCGCCGGTGGAAGTTACCAGATACTTTAAAAATGTATTCTGGTCGCTGGGACTTGCGTTTGTGATTTGGGCCTTTTCGTGCGTTCCGTAGTATTTCAGCATGATATCTGCGTGCTTAAGGTAATAGTCCTCCATTCCGTTCACTTCGTTCAGTAGTTTCTTTAGGCTCTCGTATTCCTCCTTCTTTCGTGTTAGATGTATCACTTCGGTTATGTTGTTTGAGTTTTTGACTTCTTCAATTTCTTCTTCCATCTTTTGGATTTGCTGTTTGATTTCGCTGACGTCCATATTCATCATTTTTGAGATAATGGATGTGTGAATGGAATCCAGAGTTCCACCCAATTCCTGCGTTTTAGTCTTGGATGTATCCTTATACTTTTTTGTCCTGAACACATTGTCCATTTTTGTGGATTATAGTTTTTGTTCTGAAAACTCATACACCTGTCGTTTGTATTGAGGGTTTGTGAGAGCACATGGACGCTGGGTTAGAATGGTCTTTACACCCGTAAAGAAGTCAATACTTAGGCGTTTGCACATGAACGCAAGACACAAAAACCCGCTTCGGTTTATTCCGCACTGGCAGTGAACGTATATATTTCTAGAGTTCTTATCGCGCAGAAACGCATGGATTGTCTTTTCAAATTCCACATACCAATCCAAAATATTTGCGTCGAGAGAATCGGGTGAGTTCAGGCACTTATAGTTTTCGGGATAGGCCATTTTAAACCACGAAGGACTATCTTGTTCGAAGGCGCAATTGATTACGTGAGTGATATTATGCGTTGTGAGAAATTCGTCGGTAATGTATGATCCAGGTCCGAATAGAATGCGAGAATGAATGTAGGCAACTGGATCTTTCTCCCAGCCCTTTGACCTGCGCCGAAACCCGCTGACATCCATTGTATGACGTAACGTGTTTCCTTGAAAACGGATTAGGCGCATCCTGAATGGTATATTGTAAGAAGAATGGACTATAAGTGCGTGCATAATACCGAGTATCACGTCGCGACGCTTACTAGGAGGAGGAAGGTCATCGCTACTGCTAGGAACAAGATTGGGACTCGTAGCAATGGATGTGGATGGGATGACCAAAGTTTGCATGCGGAACGTGCAGTCGTGAAGGCTCTAGGTGATACTTCACAACTGAACGGTTGTACGCTAGAAGTCATCCGTCTTAACAAAAGCGGATTGATTCGTAGCTCAAAACCCTGTCACAATTGCCAGACATTTCTGCACAAGTGTATTCGGGATTACGGTCTGCGAAAGGTTGTGTATTCGTCCGATAACGAAGATGAAAATGTGCGTGAAGTGATGGTCTAGATCATCGCACCAAAAAACGTCGAAAGAACATACGAAATAGAGAGTGCGATCATGCCGAGAACTGCAGCGCCCATATAGGAAACAACGCCGCCCGAAGTATACATATTAGGAATATACTGTAGGAACAGGTTGCGAGGAACAGGTAACGAAATAATCATAGCGGCAAGAAAAAAGGCAAGATACGTCATCATACCGCGAATCGCATGCTTGACATAGGCGAAGGACTGCTGCTGCTGAACGCTTTTTACGTTAGGATTACTGCTGCCGGATGATAGTGTAATAAAGGGGTCCACTCCGCCAGTCACGATTGGAGAAAAGGTGGTTGACTGCGGCAGGGAAGGATTCTGAACTGGGCTGCCTCCTAATAATTCACTGAGGTCTGTTGCTCCGTCCATTTATTCTTTATTATATACCTTTTCGCATTTTGTATCTTCCGCGCGGAACTTGTAGCATTTTCCTCCGTTGCGAACCACCTTTGACTCTACGTCTTCTACCGATAAAGACAGGCGCTTCTCGGTATACATGGGGCGATGCAGAATCAGAATCACAATTCCAAATCCAATCAAAAAGGAGAAGAAGCACATGCTAGATGGGTTATGTAGCACCTTTAGGATCTGCGGCGACCCGAAGATTTTGTTCCACTTCATTACTTCTTGGTAGTGATGAAATTCAATGACTTCGCATCATCGGAGCACTCCACCTCAGTTGACTTAAATTTTACGCACCCAGAATCCGTGTGGAATACGCTATCGTCATCTGGAACTGGAACCTCATTCTGCTTGTGGTTCGGTGGAATGAACACGGCCACTACCAGCAATGCAGTTAATACACCCACGAACAACCAAAATACATTGATCATTTACTCTTACCGCTACAAAATTGAGTATATTTAGTGGGAATCCACCAAGGAGGCTGATACAATCCCGTCGTGGAATTCACAAAGTTCGTGCACATAAGAGAACCCAGAGAATTGGGATACAGAATTGCTCCAGGATACTCTTTTTTCGTATTGCGCCCTTCTGCGTCTGCGCGAACCTTATTTATGTATGCCGATGCTTGCGGCATTATTACTTCTTAGCGGGAATTCGTTTGCGTTTCTTGGTAATGGTTTTGGGAACATTCAGGGGAGCTTCAACCTCCTCGGGAGTCTGCTTTAGCTGCTCAAAGACTTGCCGCGCCGGTTCGATTGCTAAATCCCTGTATGCCAATTCCAGTTTCAATTTGAGGTAGTTGTCCATAATTTGATGTGGGAACATTTCTCACGGCATTATTCCACGTTCTCGGCTCAAATGGAATCTTCTGGTGCTCTTCAGGAATAGCGGTTCCATATCCGGTATACAGGAAGAACGCAAACGATCCAACCACCAGAACCAATAATCCTACATTGAGCCACCACGCAAATATAGAATCGCGGACAGACTTAACCCACAAAAGGTTATTCTCAATCCGTGAAATGCTTTCTTGGACGAGATGAGACATTATCAGTTTTATGGAAATTATAAATCTAGTAAAAGCGTAAAGGATGTCTCTCAAATATGGGCTTCCGCTTCTATTTGCGAGTATAGGAACCTATTTTGCAACAACGGCATTCGAGGAGCCTAGCACAGATGTAGATGCTCAATATGATACCAAGACGGGTATGGCTTCAGCCGAAGCAACTTCATATGCGGCTCCGTCTATTGAGGCAACTTCATATGCGGCTCCGTCTATTGAGGCACCATCTTACAAGGCACCATCTTATGAGGCACCATCCTATGGGGCACCGTCTTATGAGGCGCCATCTTACAAGGCACCGTCTTATGAGGCGCCAACTTACGGAGCACCGTCGTATGAGGCACCTTCCTATGGGGCTCCTTCTTACCAGGCACCCTCGATGCTATCTTCTGTATTCGGGGCTCCTGCTCCTGCCCCATCACCCGGACCAACTCCCACTCCAGCGCCTGAAGCTCCTTCAATCATGTCATCTATCTTTGGGGCTCCTGCTCCTGCCCCACCTACCGGGCCAACTCCCACTCCAGCGCCTGAAGCTCCTTCAAT